ACTAATTCCATCCTTACCATTCGTTCCATCCTTACCATTCTTACCATTCGCACCATCTTTACCATTTGTGCCGTTCTTACCCGGTGTACCTGTAAGTCCTCGTGGGCCTGTAAGTCCTCGTGGGCCTGTAAGTCCTCGTGGGCCAATCGTTCCCGTGAAAGTTATCCAACTCGCGCTAGGTGGCTTCTTGTCTGTATTCGATGATGTTGCTACATACAATGTGCCACCACTAGTTACAACATCTCCGGGCTTGTAAGAAGTAGAGTTTCGCCAGTTGCCAGTGAAGTCAAGTCCTGGCGCTCCTTTGGCACCTTTGGCACCTTTGGGCCCTGGGGGGCCGGGTACACCGGCTATACCGGGAGCGCCACGCAGTGTTTGGATTGTTGTCGAGCTATCACCGTGCAGCCCATAGCCAGTCGCACCGCCGCCTGTGAAGACAAGTGCAATACCGATAATGAAAAGGAGCATAATTCTTATCATTGCTCTCTTCTCCTTCTTAGCTGCCTACGTAACAATTCGAGGCGCTCTTCACATTCTGCATGCGCACGCTTGCGTTCATGAGAACGAGCTAGACCCATGCCAACGTAAGTGGAAGCCACACCTGCGATAGTGAGGAGTGCAGCCACAGCAAAAGTCACTTAGAATCCTTTGGCAAAGATATAGACAATAAGACCTGTCACGAGCGGGGCGAGGAACGTAGCGAAAACCAGACCACCTACGAGTTTATACTGCCATGCTTGGACTGCCTCGACCTGTTGGACAACAGTAGTATGCTGTGTTGTATAGGCTTCTTCTGTAATGTATTCGCCACGCTCGTCAGCGATCTGCGCGCGTACCTTGTCTGTCGCTTCTGCAAGAACTTGCGCAACATTACGACGCTCTGTTGCTGCACGATCTTGCTCAATGCGGTAATTCTCAAGAAATGTATTGAACACACTCTCTGTAAGCTTATCGCGATCTAGCCCTGCAACCTGCTGAAGTAATGTCTGCCGCTGCTGATCGTACATCTCGCGCGATAGAGCATCATTCTCCAATCGTCGTACACTACGTGCAGCCTCTTCTAGCTCAACTTTGGTAGCAAACTGTTGCGGAAATCCTTCCAGCCGTTTCGATAGTAGGTCGTGCGCTAGCGAAACCGCTTCACGATCAGTTATACGAAGATCATCGAATCGCTTCTCTACCTGACCGACAATCCGGTATACAGCCAAGATAAACTCAGGTTGAATTCCTTCGTTTTCAGACATTATCGATGTACCACCCTAAAGAATCCCGGCCCCTCCTCGGGGAACCCGAGTGCCATGAAACTAACGGGACGTGCAGAACGTGTGTCGACTGCGGTAGTGAGCTTGAATCCATTCGGTGTGATCTCTGCCGATCCTGCATGTAGTCCTGCTGCATCGGCTTGCAAGCTGCTGACCCACGCGAGACCCTGATTCTGATATCGAGCCTGTGCGGGGGCATCGAAAGCTCGACCGCATGTTGCTATTACAGCCTGGAAGTCATTGATTGTACAGAAACCATTCGCGATCCCATCGGTGAAGTGGACAGGGATACCCGTATATTCGTTTTCCAAACGAGTCATGAAGACCACGGCTTGTACGTCGAACGGGATAGGAATCTCAACCTCATCACCGTTGTTCTCACCCGGTATAAATGTGCCTGTGACGCCGATAAGCTTGGACATCGACACGATGGAGAGTCGACCGGAGTCTCCATCGAATCCCAACCCGGGCCAGCCTTCCAACGCGCCATAGTCTGTGAGGGTTCGGTAGTGAGAGAACATCCCGAATGGCATACCACTACCGAACGTCTGTGCTTCGGCATACAGTTGGTTGTTGTCGAAGTCCTCACCCACAAAGAACGTGTTGTTGCCCGCATTTGCATTGAATCCGACAAGGGATTGCAACGTACGATTCGGCCATGACGTAGGTGGAGAGGCAATGCCCTCGTCTGCTGCCCACATCCCCCATGTAGAGACCGCCCAGTTTGTGAAGCTGACGCTACTACCATCTGTGGGGATTGGGCCGGTACCGCCACTGCCAACTGCAAAGCCCACAGTGGGTAGATATGGTGTTGGCTCTTCTGGCTTGCCGGAGAAATGAAAGCCTCGATGTACAATAAAGTCATCCTCGGCACCAAATGCAATCCAGTAGATGGGATTGCCACCACCACCATCGAATCCACCTGAGTAGCGAAGTGTGAATCCACCACTGCCGATGTCGATACCGTAGAGTGCATAGCCGTCGACACCATTGGTTGCGCGACCCCAGACCGCAACATCCCACAGATATCCACTGGCGACAAGATTGTTGTACCACAGCGCATGTGCACTGGCGCTACCAGGGAATGGGAATGGCGGTTCGGTCGGGAGTGTACGGTTGACCGTGCCCATACCGATCACGCCACCCAGAGCTTGTACTGTGCCCTCTGTGCCGTGGTTGGAGAAGAACAGCAACACGAGGTCGGGATCGAAGCTCGTTGATATGAACTGATCTCCAGACCCACTCAGTATATGGCATCCACCCTCGACTGGCATTAGATTTCATCTGCTCTTCGTGCGAACGTAGCATAGACACCAAGTCCCTTCGACCCGGTACCGATGGAATCACAATCGATCCAGACCGTGTCGCCCTCGTGCACACGATGGTTAGGGTTAGTAGGTGATCCACCATCGTTGATACTTGGCTCGACAGCGAATGAGTTGGTTAGACCACTTGGGATTGAGAGTGGTGCAGTCAGCATGTCAAGACCACGTGTCCGGTTAGAAATCTGCACAGTAGTTGCACCCACACCGGCAACACCGTTGAATGCGCCAGCCCAGAACAGTTGGTATCCATCGAGGTCTCGCTCAATATCGAAACGGAACACGCCATCGCCGGTCTTGTTATTCTGTCGATCAGAGAACACCTTGATCGCATGCGTCGCAGGGAGTGGAATGCAAATCCACTCATTGTTGTGGTAGAAGCAGAAGCTGATGGTGGGCCAGTCGATCATGACCATGCCCTGCTGTGGGTTCACGAACGTGTCGTGGCGTGCAGTTTGCACAGACGACATCTTAGCCTGTGTGAGCGTACGCACCTGATTCTCAAGTGTCTTCATACGCTCTGCCACGACCTGCATGGGATCGATTGGCGATACTGACTTCTTACGTCTTGCCATTACACATCCTCATACAGAAGCTCTAGTTCAAGCTCGACTGATTCGTTCGCACTTTGATCGACTGTCCAGTTGAGTGCGTTCACGCGATAGTCTGCATTGTTGCGCCAGTAGGGATTCCAGTCGTGCTGGAAATTTACACGCTGCCCGATCAACTGGCGTGGCCTGCCACCCGTATAGAAGTTGGGCGACATGAACTCCGGGTTGAGCAGAGTGATACCGAGCTTGCGCTGTGGAAACAGATCGTCCTGATCCTTGAGCATGCGGAAGATCATATCCTCGGGATCACTGACTGCATTCTCGACATCGCCAGGAACGATAAGATCGCCCGTGTTTGCAAGCTCTCCGAAGTCGTAGAACTTGTCGAGCCATCGATACTTGTCAATCGACGGCTTGTAGTACCAGACCGCTCCAGTCCTGTGTTCGGCTGTACCGAGACCGACGAGGAACGTACCTTCCGGCCCATCGTTTGTCCAGTCTGCCTCGATCACGGCACCACCAGCTTCACTCGTGAGGGGATTATTGACTCCCTTGATCCTCCACACAGGTTGTGACGTAAGCCGATCAGGTGCCCACATCTTGAATTCAAGCGAGCCGGGAAGAATGTCGAATTCGAATCCATCATGTAGCTGACTAAGCTTCTGAATATGTTCGAACACGGAGGTCTGATCCCCGGGGAAGATGCGATACATCACCTTTGTGCCGGTGAGCTTGTTATTGAACGAGATCGGCAATACGTTCTGTCGGAATGGTGTAGCAGGCACACCACCCGGTAGCTTTGGCAACGTGACGTTCATCATTGCATCGAGGATGTCCTCGACTACATCGCGTGCGTCGACAGCGACGGCATCTTGTGGTAGTGCGGGCGGGATAACTTGCGGCCACTGCTTGGGCCAGTTGACCCAATCGCCAGCGCGATACTTGACGGGATCGAATGGGTAGTTCCGGCGCTCTAGATAGTGCAGCCAGTCCTTCCCACCGATGAGGATGGAGTCACGATCCTTGTTGAGATTGACGGACGTGACCATGCCCTCGACCATCAACGAATAGTTGCCCGAACCACCACGCCTGTACAAAGCGTAGTCGGTACGATACGGGCCGAACTCCTCGAATGTAAGGAAGGGTTCACCGAGCGGAATCTCGTAAGAGATTTGACCCGCTTCGCAATTGCGAATCGAGAATCCAAGGTTCTCCGGGACGTACTGTCCCGTTACTACGAAGGATTCCGTATCGCGATGGTATAGGAGGAAATCACCCAAGCTGATACTGAGTTTGTGTGGTTACGCCAATGAAGTACGGGAGGAACGCCTTCCATGTGATCATGTACTCACTGAATGCAGGGAATAGCGCCGCAAGTGGAATTGAATTCTGTACCACTACTACTTGCGCGTCTGCATCTTCCGTCATCCCGTCGAAGCGTACCCTCAGCGTCGCATGGTATCGGGTTGTTAGTACCGTGAGGGGTGGGAGTACCGCATCGACTAGTGCGAGTCTTTGCGCGAAGTAGTCTGCTGCTCGTGCAGTATCGTTGGCTCCTACACCTAGAATTCTTCCTTGCGCATTGATGCTCATTGCATCGGGATAGTGATACGAGGGCCACTGCCCTGGTGCCGACATCTTCTTGAAGTCGTGCACATCGATGTTGGTCTCGATATCGAACATACTCAACGGATAGATGTGGTTGCCCGAGCCATCGACACGGTTTAGTTCAAGATTCGAACCCGTCACAGGACGTACTTCAACCTTTGTGAGACTCACTGCAATCCCCTCAAGACGTTGCGAGCGATGAATGCCGCACGGCGCATAGCTTCCTTCTTAGCTGCGTACGCCTGTGCAGAACCTTCATCATGGCTCGCCTTTGGCATGTTGATGTGTACTTCCCACTTCTTGGAATGATCGTTGGTGGTAGACGAAACTCCGGTAGCTCCCGCTGTGCGAGCCGCTGCTGCCGCTTGTCCAGGCACCCTACCAGGCACAGTCGGCATTGTCGGCGGGGGAGTGCCCGTCTTGAAATCACGCACAGCATTGTTGACGGCATTGTTGATTACGCCAGGGAATGTGACCTTGACCCAATTGTCGAACCACTTCGAAGTCTGTGCAGATTCGAATCCGTTGATGATTGCCTCACCCATTGAGACACCGGCCTTGCGGAACCGATCGATCTCATCCTTGAAGTCCATCTTGGTTGCGCTCTGAATCTGTGTGTTGCGTCGCTTCCATTGTGTGATGAGCGCATTCACCTGACCGGGCTTGGCCTTGAGGATGTTGTCGACGAACGCCTGTCCCTGTTCCGGCCCCATCTTCCTGATCTCGTCTACGAACTCAGTCGGCAATCCCTTCTTGAAAATCTTGTCGAGCGAGCTACGCCACCGTGCGAACACGTTGTTCTGCTGTTTCAAGTCCTTGATCATGTCCTGAAGTCGAGGCGTAATACCCCATTCCTTTGCGATGTCGAAGGTCTGACTTGTAAGCCATGGCCCCTGGAACAGTTGACCGAACGCCTGTGTATTGGCGTCCTGCATCTGCTGATACATGCTCTTCAAGTTGTCGATGACATCGACCATCGCCTGCTTCGATGTATCTGCAATCTGCTTGCCGTAGTCCTTCATCTGCCGTCTATAGTCGTCCATTGCACGGCGACCATCTTCCACCTTCTGTGCCCAATCCTCTAGGTACGTGGTGGCCTGCTTGATGTCGCCTGACGCAACAGCGTCCGTAACCAACTTGCCGATGTTTTGTGCAGTCAGCACCTTGTTTGTCTTGGACGTGAACGCATTGATGAGGTTCGCAACCTTCCCAGCGTTGCCCCTTGAGAATGCCTGTGCGATAGCAACTGCAAGCTCCTGCATCTTATCGGTCTCAGCGGAAGTCTGCTGATTGACCGTATTCATAAGCTCTGTGAAGCTCTTCGCAGTCCTAAGTTGTTCTCGTAGAGATTGCTTGCCCTTACCGCCCTTGTCCGGCTGTACATTATCGAATGCAGCCTGCGCATCACGAGCAAGTCCATCGAATGCATCACGTGGGCCACCCGGCTGTACGATAGTCTTCGTATACTCCTTGAGGAACGCGATAGCAGCTAGGAAGCCAGCCTTAGTGTTGATATCCGTCCACTTGGTTGAATTGTTAGCACGTGCATTTGCCGCTAGCATTCCGTTGAAGACTTGGTTTGCAGCCTGCTTGGTTGAGATGTTCTGTGCAGCGGCAGTCTTCTTGACTGCGTCCGCCTGCAAGCTCAGCATCTCGGAATACGCCTTCTGAGTATCCTGAGCGTTATGATGCACTTCGATTAGAATGGGAATAACTGCTGCTGCTGCACCGAGTGCTGCACCACCAGGGCCACCGAATGCAAAGCCTGCGCCTGCACCGAGGAGAATCTGTCCGATCTTGGACTGCCAGCCATCACCCTTGAACGCGAGGGTTGCAGCGATACCAATCGTTGCACCGATGATGGAGCCTCGTGCGCCACCCTTGAGCAGCATACCGAGTCCGGCACCGAGTGCACCGCCACCAAGGAGAGACCATCCGTCACCCTTCTTGAGTAGCTCGATACCGATCACGATTGCACCGATACCAGAAAGAATTCGTAGAGTACCGGCGAGCTTGAACATACCACTCTCTGTTGCGGTAATCTTCGGCAATGCCATACGTAGGGCTGCATACATGGTGAGCAGTGCGCCAGCGATGGAGAGAAATACGCCAGCAATCAGAGCTGAGATCGAGAGGATCGCGGCCCACTGCACTATTGTACGACGTGTACCTTCGGAGAGACTACGCCACTTGTCGAGCCAACTACTGACCACATCTCCGATGCGCAGGAAGATAGGGATCGCTTGCTCACCCATGTAGAGCACGAGCACCTTCAGTTGATTGAGGAACACCTGCCAGCGCACACCGAGTGTCTGTGACATCGCAGCGAACGAATTACGAAACTCATCGTTATCTGCGACTGTCGCTCCCTGCACCTTGCGATACTCTTGGATGCTCTTTGCAAGCTGAATGAATGCACGACGTGCCTGCACTGTGAACTCACGACCACGACCAGAGCCTCGACCGAACGCAGAGATGATACGGAATGCATCGTTGAGGTTGTGGCCCCTACTCAGTGCGGCCACCTTCTCGATGATGTTCGGGAACGGGATCAAGTGTCCGCTGAGATCGGCAATCGCGAGTCCTGCCTTGCGCATACCAGCCTGCACGTCAGGGTTGGTGAAGACTTCGATTAGCCTTGCAAGCGCAGGGCCGGTCTTGGTCGCATCAAGTGTCCTCGACACGAGCGCAATGGCACCTGAAATCTCATTGAATGAAAGGCCCGCGCCCTTGGCGGCAGGCACCACAGACGTGAGCACATGATCCAACTGCTGGAAGTTGAGTCGACCGAACCGGACGATGCTGAACATACGGTTGAGAATTTCATGGGTCTTCTCTGTGATTCGTCCGGTCGTTGCGAGCGTGCGATCGAAGTTCTCCAACACTGTGATGCTCGCGTGCGTCGCGGTCTGAAGATCGACACCGCCTGCAACGGCAACCCTGTTGAATTCACGCAACAGCTTGATACCCGAACCAAATCCGACATCGATGGACGAGAAGATATCGTAGGCAGCCTGCGCCATCTCCTGAGACGATGCCGGAAACTGTCGCATCATCCCGAGGATTTCCTTGCCTAGCCTGTTTGCATTGACCGCAGTCGCAGCGAACGTCTGTCCAGCTTGACGAGTCTGCGTCGCGGCGAGTGTGACTTCTGTGTTGAACTTGGCGAACGAGTTAGCTGCTATGCCAAGCGAAGCTGTACCGATTGCACCAAACAACTGCATAGTGCGGCCAATACCACCCATGGCATGACCGATATTGTCGAGATTCTGGAGTGGCAAGGCACGAATGGCCTTTTCGAAGGCAGCAATCTCACGGCGCGTCATACCGGCCGACACACCTAGCTGTGTCAGCTTACGCTTGTTGCCCTCCAATGCACGATCCAACTGCCCGATAGGATTAGCCATCCCACGTATGCGGGAATCGAAACGTTGCAAAGACGGATCAAGCATGTCGAACCGCTTCTGAGCAGAACCCAGTGCGTTCTCAAGTTGCTTGATTGCCGCAGTACGGGAGACGAAACCCTGTCCGCCCCCCGCCTGCAATGGCCCTCTACCAGCCTGCACCCGCGCAAGTTGCTCTTCTAGTTGGATTCGATGCTTGAGTAGTTCTAGACCACGACCCTGCCCCATCGAACTACGGATGCGATCCGACTGCTGCATCTTCTTGAGGTTGAACATCGACTGACGCTGTGCGATAGCCTCAGCCTTGCTCATACCATTCAACTCGCCGGAGACACGGCGAAGCGTACGAGACGCAAAATCCTGCGCTCGCACCACAACCATCATCTCTCCGACCCTGAGTGGCATTACTCCTCGACTATCATCTCTTTGACGCCTTGGTGTCTCTGCCTATTCTTCTCTCGTGCGTCACGCTTCTTCGCGAGATGATCCTCATAGCGACTGAACGCATCGAGTATCTTCTCCAGCCGTACAACCTCTCCCGCATCTTGCTCTAGCAGTCCACCACTCCGTGGCAGAACATGCAGAGCTTTGCAGATAGATGTGTACCGAAGCCAGCGATACGCCTCGTCGACTAGGTAGTCACCATAGACTCGTCTGGCAACTCCGTCTCTTCCGAGTAGGAGGGCGAAGGCGACTTCGGCAAAGGGGCGACATCATCCTCATCCATCTGCGTAAGCTGCGCGATATACCGATTGATCTCTTCACCGATCTTCGGGTCGAGCTTCCATGTCGGCATCGGCTTGCTGAAGTCGATCAACTGCGTCTCTGCATCATCGATGAAAAGATTATGCTCGATGACCATGTTGCGAAACTCGTACTCCGTCACCTTGACATTGGCGGATTCGAAATACGCACGTAGAAGTTCCTCATCGCTGAGCTTCTTACCGGACTGCGCGGCCTTGACATTGCCTCGCGTCTCTTCCTGATACATCCGGCCAGCGATGTCCTTGCGCAACTCCATCTCGTGGAACGACAGAGTGCGCAAGGACACGAATCCACCGGGGCACGTCTCCAGTTCGAAGCGGTGCGCTTCGGGATTGACAGTTGCCTTGGGCATTGCTCTCTCCTGTGTAAGTGTTACGTAATCGCCGCAGGTGACTTGCAGACGATCTGATATGCACTACCACCCACGATACCAACACAGCGTCCGGTGAAGCCCGCCATGATGAGATCGCCCATTCCCTCTAGGGCGATATCGTAGGTGTCATAGCTCACACGGTTGCCCTGAAGCTGGACTCCAGACGTCGCGGCAGCAAAGTTTGCACCACCGTTGACGGACTCCAACTTGATTGCACGCTGTGTGTTGTTGACCATGTTGTCGTAGTCGGTGCGGTTGATGAAGTCAAGCTCCGACTCGATCTCAGCTTCAGTGATACCGAAGCTGATATAGGATGCGCTCCTGAGTGCGTTGATGCGATTCTGTGCCTCGGGGTTATAGTTTGCACGGAATGTGAATCCGTTGAACCCGAGATCAGCGGTCGTGAACGACGGCGTAACTGCGGCTGCTGCGAGATACACGCTGTGAGCAGCGGCTCCGAGTAGATCAGGAGCAACCCAGGTAGGCGTCGGTGCCGACTGCACAGCCTCAGCCAGACCAAGCACGTTCATCGTGACACGTAGCACCGCGTCATCACCAAGCACGAATTCCCAACCACCCACAACACAGCCTGTATAACCGAACACGACACCGTTACGTACAACGGTGATCGAGATCGTCTTCGGTGTAGTCACACCTGTAGCTGTCGATGCCGAGCCTGCCGACGAGGGAATAAACGTATAGACAAACGGCCCAGCTCCAGACTTCGCAGGAGTATGTCGAGAAGCATAGAGCCAGTACGGAAGGTTGGTCGGATCAACCTCCATCTCGATGTCGCCCTCGACATGATAGAAGCCCTGCTTCACGTCTGAGACGATAGTCTGCTGACGAATCTGTTCGGAGTAGTACTTCTCCTCCATGTACTTGAGGGATTCGTTCAGAATCGGAACGAAGATAGTGGGGGCAGCATATGTGCCCATTGTAGTTTCAAAGGCGATGCCGACCTTACCGCCTCCACCGAGTCCCGCAGGCATTACTCACCCCCATCCTTCTTCTTGAGTTCAGTCGTACCCGTGAGCTTAGCAATCACGCCATGCCCATAGATATCCTTGATCGGAGTACCCCACTTTGCCAGAAACAGTTCCTCCATTTCTCTTGTGACTTCGACAGTAGTCCCGTTCTTTACAAGAATACCATCGCAGTCGAATTCCGTACCCTTGGGGAAGTCAGGATGATCTACTTCCAGCTTGTAAGCCATACGTCCTCCTACGCTGCTTCATACGGAACACGATTCTCGCCAACCCACGTGAGTCGTGTAGTGACGATGGTACGCATGTTGCTGTCGATCACACGACCAGAGATGCCAGGAAACTCCCCATCTACCAAGCTGTCGATGATATGTCCTCCAAGCTGTCGGTTGGCATGTAGGAGCTTCCTGATATCGGTCGCTAGCTGGACATCCTTGCGCGAGCGCACAGCGGAGGACGACGATAGCTCTGCATGGAAGACCCATAGATCGAGATGGAAGTAGACGATAAAGACTCCTGTGGCGTGGTATTGACGTCTGACATTGTCAGTCTGTACCAACACCGCAGGATATTGTGGAATGAGATTCTCGTCATTCTCTGCGATATAGGCCAGACCGAGCGCAGCCTTGCTGTCATCGAGTAGCTCGATGATGTGGTCAAACGGCTGAAGAATATCGTAGTAGTCCTGCGCCACATCAGAGCCTTGTACGAATAGGCATGGGCGCACTGCGAGGAATAAAGCGACCGAGACCGCCTCTCATTGCATGCCGCCTACCTAGTCGTCCTGTTGCAGTTTCAAATAGATCGATGGAGCGGTCGAACCAGTCAGCGAAAGTTGCAAAGATTGCGATACTGGCTACGTCACTGAGTCCGAGAAATTCTCGCTTCGGGAGTGGATTGGGTGATCCACCTTTCGTCTTGCGATGTGGCTTACCTTCTTGATGGTAGGCTCCGTACTCTGGCAATCCGCTCGTGTCATAAAAGAGCGTGTCACCGTTGACGATAACCGCTTCATCGGCAATAGCAGCTTCATACAAGTCCTCCGTCTTGCGCAAGATGCCAGCATTCTCCCCCGCACGATCCAGATAACTTTCAGCCCATGGCTGCCACGGCGAACCACTTGGATCAGTCTCCGTGATGAATCGCTGACGGACATCTGCTTGCAATTCTTGTCCCGCCAACATGAGCGGTAGTTCTACGTCCCGCAGGGCGTCGTCAACTAATAGCACAGCTTGTGCCATTTCAACGGGAGCAGGCTCCCATGTATATGTGACTGTGGCGGGCACTAGAACCTACCGCTCATGAGGAACTTCGGCGGGTCAGTTGTGTCATTCGGTTCGAAGTATGTGTTATCGAATACGGTTGTATCCGGCACACCTTCTACTAGCAAGCTACCTGCAATAATGTTGTTGAGCAACGCCATTGCTTGATTGTAGAGATTCTGTGCGAACTCGGGATCATCGAGCGACGACTCCGAAAACCGGATACGGTAAATCTCGGCAGCCGCAAGCATGCCGGTGATCAACTTGATGATGTTGGGTGTGGAGTCGGGATCGATCCACAACGCCATCGTTGCCGAAGGAATTACACCTGCGAGGTAGCCCCTGACGATGTACTCATTATCTAGATAGATTTGAGTACGATCGTCAGGGATTTCCTCGACCTTCAGCTTGTCGTATGGCAGATGTGCTTGCACATCCCCATCAGCGACAAACGTCATCTACGTTCCTTCGGGTAGTTCCTGTGCAGCGTCGGCGGGAGGATTGGCGATGGGATGCTGGAACGACAGTTCAAGCAACATGTCGGTATCGACTTCGCCACCCTTGGTGATGCGCTGCACTGCCGCCTGTGCGGGCGACACTAGCTCGTTTGCCTCTTCAGGCAGTGGATACGAGCGCACAGATCCACCATCGATGAGTGCCTGCCATGCATCGTCATCGATCTTCAACGATGCCTGTGTGACCTTCTCACCGACCGCGATGATGTTGCGCTTCTCGACCACAGTGGCGACACGACCATCAGGACGCTTGAGTTCCTTCGTGTCGCCGCCGTTGTAGAGAGCACTCCACACGTAGTACGTCTTAGCTGCCATCTGCATCCTCTCCTATTACCACGCCGTCGCGCCGAAGGCGTCCTTGATCAGATAGCCTGCACTTGCAAACGTGACCTTGAGATCATACTTCCATGACGAACGAACGAGATCGGACTTGCGTCCTTCCTCACGCCAACGATCCGTAGGCCGCGTTGTACCGTCAGGATAAACCTGCGCGAACGTCTTACCGAACGACAGATCATCCTGCTGGAGATTCGGGCTGACGTAGCCGAGCCACACGTCCTTGCCCCATGCGCTGACAAGCGACTCAGTTGCTTCCTGAATATCGTTGTCGTTGTACTTGTCGTCACCGATTAGCACCATCTCGCCATCGAATCCGGTGAGTGCGCGGAACGCGCCATCATCGGTGAGTGCGAAGTTGGTGAACCGAGCGACCATGTCGGGATGTCCCGCAAGCCACGGGATACCCTGCGAACCGAGCGCCATCACGTTCGGCGTCACACCAGTGAGAGACTGAATCTTCATGATTGCAGCCCTCACGATGTCGATCGGGTTAGAGGTTGCACCGGCGTAGTTGTCCCACTGATCCGCTGCAAGCAGCGTGATCGTGTTGCCTACGGGATACGTTGCAGTGTTGCGAAGTAGTGCAGCAACAGCGATCTCCTGCTCAAGCAAGAGAGAGTTGTTGATCAGCGCCGTAGCATCGACTTCAGGGTTGATCTGCAAGCTGCCACCGAACACGGCATTTGCAAGTCCACCCTGTGAGTTCAACTGCTGACGCTCTTCATCTGCAACTGCGGCCTGGAGCGAGTGCTCAACTGTCTTGAACGTATCCTCGCTCCAACGCCCACCGCGAACCTCGTTCGCAACGGCTCCAGGCTCACGCCTGGAATAGAAACGAACACGCCGCTCGCGGCCATAGACGCGATAGCGACCCGACTGCGTATTGACCGGAATCTGCGGCATGAGCCGAAGACCGACAAAGGTAGGCGGGTTGTACCCGACCGAGAAATCCGTGAGGATCGGATCGGAATACAGTGTACCGGGATCGTACATCATCTCGTTTGCTCACCTACCTTTCTACTACGCCGTGCCCGCAACGTCGCCGTTGAGTGCGAGATGAATGCGAGCATACTTGCCCGCACCGGATGCGGCTTCGACACAGTGGCCCATGATGCGCTCACCAGCGGCGACAGCCTTGACTCGACCATCCGCTGCGATTGAGACGCGCTGGCCGATAGTGATCGCGGCCGACGCCTCCCACAGCGTGTCGCCTTCGACAGCAATCGAAGCGCCCTTACCTTTCGTGATTTCTCCAGCACTAATATCGTGCTGTACGACACCGGCAACCATGTCTGTGATTGCCGTCACAACATTGACCGTTTCCGCTGCGGTGAACTTGACTGCACGAAACTTCGTCAGCGCACCAGCGGCGGTATAGCCCTTGTCCTGAAGGTAGTTCCTAGTAGTGCTAGGCGGCATTGATCATCCCTCCTAACGTGCGTGTCCGCCGAGGTACGCCTTTGCAAGCTCAGGATGAGCTTCCGAGACGTGTGAGATAGCTGCATCCTGAGACAGACTGTCCTCAGTCATTGCAGCCCTGACAAGCCGTGCGAACTCCTGACGATCACGAGTGAAGTCACCCGTGACCTGACCTTCGACTACGGTGGTGTCATCGCTACGCGATGATCCACTTTCGCCCTGCGGAACACTTGCATGCTCCGATGCAGTTGCATCGAGTAGCTCACGAAGATCATCATGGTTGAACTGCCGAGTGCTAATGCGCAGATGAGACTGTGCAATCTGCTCACGAACAAGCGGCGAATATCCACGTTTCTGACCTTCGAACGACGCGAACGAATTCGCGAACAGATTCGCTTCCTGTCCACGATTGTCCTGCTCCAGACGCGCAAGTGCCTGCGCCTGCTCAGGATAGTCCGACTCGAAACTGCGCTGCGAAGTTGCAGCAGCAACAGCTTCATTGAGCGGGACAACAATCGAATCCACAGACTGCGCGACCGCCGTTGCAAGTTCATCATCGGTCGTCTCGTCCGTAAACTCGATACCGAGGGCGGTAGCCCTCGCCTCAAGCCACTCCCTATTCATTGACTCCTCCGGTTCATTGACGATCGGTGGCGGATCGCGCCTCCATCCTCCCTCAATTGCAGGATCGCCCTCTTCGGGCGGCTCGCGTGGTGTCGGTTCACCACCCAACCCTGTGCCGGGTTCCGAATGCTCCTTGTCTGCGTCGTATGATTGCCGTCGCTCAGGGACGTCCGACACAGATCGTGCAACTGCAATAGATGTAGCCTGTGAACCACCCCCTGTTGCCTCGACTAGTACATCTTCGAATGTTGCAATCTCATCGGCCATGCCTGTAGAGACTGCACGTTCTGCACCGAGCACACGTCCCTCAAGAGAGCGAACCTGTTCGGGATCGAGACCCCTGCCCGCTGCAACTGACGTGATGAATCTCTCGTTGAGATCACCGACGATCTCACTCAGATACTCACGTGACTCTGGTGTGAGGGTTTCAAACTCGGCTGCCTTGAACCGACCAGCCTTGATTACGGTCTCCTTCACACCCTCTTGCTGTAGCTTGCCCGACTCGTCGGTATGCACGATGTACGTACCCACGTTGCCCGACATGCTGGAAGGCGACACGAACAACTTGGTTGCTTGTGATGCGAGACCGAAAGCAGCCGATGCCGCCATAGTGTTGGCGATTGCATAGATTGGCTTTATGTCGCGACCCTGCCGAATCTCCATGGCGGTCTCTTCAATCAGTGCAGACGAGCCACCGGGTGAGTCGACATCGAGCACAATCGACGTAATCGAATCGTCTGAGAGAAGCTGGCGAAAGTCCTGTCGCCACTGCTCAAGAGAAGTGGCACCGCTCATCTCGGTCATGAGGTTGGCCTTGGGGAAGATAGGGCCATGTAGAGGTAGCACGCCCACAACACCTGTGCGCTGTACCGTCGGAGGTACCGCACGCTGATTGGCACCCTGCATACGCAGACGAATCTCTTCCTGCGTGATAGTGCCATTGATATGCATGTCGACTAGCTCAAGCATCATCTTGAGCGCGCCCGGCAGCATCATCCACGGTGTCGTGGTGATCTTGGAAATGATGTTCGAATAGTCCTTCATAGGCATCTACCCTTCGGCGTTCGTAGGGTCTGCGGTGTCGGGCGCATTGAGCCGCCCCGGATTCTGTGCAGGAGAATTGCCCGGATCAAACTTTCCCGGTGTGAGTGGTGCATCGATGATCTTACGTGCCCACTCCTCCAACTCTGGGGTGTAGTTGATGATCTGATTCTTCATCAAGTTTGCTACCGCAGAGGCCCACTGCTGCAAGTCCTTCGTCTCACCGATGTTACGTACACGCAACTTCGGAAACTTGTCGGTCTTGAAGTTGTAACCAACAAGGTAAGGGACGCAGTATAGGTTGATTGAGTCACAGATTTGATTGCCGATATAGCGGAGAGACTTGTTGAACATGTCTTGGTGAGAACCTGACGTGGCCCTACCTCCACCTGTTCCCTCCAGTCCGAGTAGCAAGAACTGCGTCATCGTGTTGAGCATGATCGTTCCATTGTGGTGTTCGATTGAACGCATCACGTCAACCGGCTGACCCGGCAACTCCAAGAAACTCAACCCCCACTTGGGCGGGAGCACCGCGCCACCATGCTCGTTCGTTCGGATATTGCGAACCAGCTCTAGGGCAGCGGTCTTGTCCGAATCCTTATATCCCGGCGGGAGAACGATGACCGGGAAGCCCATGCCATGACGTTCCTTCTGGATACCATCAATGTTGTAGAGATTGCTCTTGAAGTACCACGGCCGATACGACGTACGTAGCAGCGACTTCCCTTCAAGGTTTCCACCTTTACGGTTGTGCGTGAAGATGATCAACTTCTCGATGTCTATGTCGACATCCTTCGGCTTGCCGTCACCTTGCACTGCCGACTGTGTAATCGATATCGGCCCGCCGTAGTCGTCGTACTTGATCTCCTTGATGGTCGGAGTCGGACGCGCAGAGAGCTTGCGTAGCATCGTATAGACCCTACGATTTGCGCCGGTCTTGCGCGGAGACCACTCGCGCTCTTCCCATACCTTCTCAATCGCGGAGTAGCCGAACTCATACATACGGAGGATGTCTTCCAGAACGTTGAGGAACGGACTGTTCGAACCCTCCAGCAAGTTGTACTGTACAAACTCGCCAATGACTAGAGCTTCTTCGCTGTCGTCGAAAGGCTCGACAAAGTAGTCGGCACCCATAACGGGCATCTTTGCAGCGCGAAGTGATACGTCGACAGCGGCATCGCCATTCGCCATCTCGTCATACAAGTTGAACGCGGTCTGACGATTCGCGAGAGCAGGAACTACATCGCGAACGAGTCCGCCACGACTCGATCCAAGTTCGACACCAACGGCGGTACCGGGATCGATTGTCCCACCCGCCGCATAGCTCGTGCCAGTTACACGCCGACGTGGATCGGTAGTCGTTGCCTGTCTCCCCATGAGGCGAGACACGAACGATTGCTTGTTCTCTGCAACGCGCACAAACCCCACAACTGCGGGGTCGGCTAGCGCAATCTCAAGAAGTTCTGAGTCTGTCAGTTCTCTAGTATCGGCCATATCGAGCGAGTGATTCGTTGTTCTGGAAGAACGTCTCCGACTCGCTTTTACGACCCGGAGAGTAGATGTCGCTCAGGGACGCGCCAGCGCCGTTCTCGAAATACTGACCGATCCCGTATCGGATCGCGTCAGGGCCGTGATCGTCGTGCTTGTATTGTCCCTCCATCGAGTTAGTTCCTTCCTTGGGATCGGGCCTGTGCAACTGATCCATCTGTCGAATCAAGTGCTCACAGGATGGATCGATGGTGAGTCGTGGCAGTCCAGTCGGCTGCACTTTCAGCATACGCTTGACATGCTCGATACCGAGTGACCAACTCTCGTGTGGGGTCGACGCAATGTCCTCACTGTAGATTTGCACACCTGTGATGATCGCGAGTGTGTTCGCACCATCAGGCCCACGAGGATCGCCTGCGCCCCAATCGACATGGTAGTAAGGCGGATTCTGCCTCGCCTTGAGAATCTGTGCATGCTCCATGGTGGTGAGATCGGATACCTGATACTCACGCCACACATAGAAGTTTTCGTCACTGTCGATCATCACGTCGTAGCAACAGAACGGATTGTTGAACCCGTAGTCGAGGAACCACACGTTACGCCACTCGGAACGATATGGGATTTCCTTGACATGGATATCGTGATCAAACTCGTCGTAAATCTTTCCGGCGAAGGCGGTGAATTCAGCACCGACTTCCTGCATGAACCACTGCCGCGTTACGCTCTCCTCGATGTCGATGATCTCGGGATCGTTGCGACCACCGGGATAGATGATGTGGTTCTCCCATGAGGGGAGACGCCAGGACTCGTACATCGGATATCGCTGTCGGTTCTGCCCTAGACGCCACAAGCCTTGATACCAGTTGTACCCACGTGGTGTCGAAGTAAAGATTGCCCAGCCACGGGTGCCGGAACCGTCAGGATCGGACAGCGCAGGACGTACGTACTGTTCCCATGTGTCAGACGTGTGTCGTGCAGCCTCGGCCATGATCACACCGGCCAGACCTTCACCGAGTAGTGTGTCCTGATGCTGAGCCGACTTGACTTCGAGCAACGATCCAGTCGGCATCTGAATCATCATGTCACCCTGCTTGACGTTGTATGACTTCTTGATCCGCTTGTCCCCACCAAGGCCAAGCTTCTTCATGATGTTGAAATATACAATGCGGAACTCCTTCTCCGCAGTTGTATACTTTGGCCCAACGATCCAGTACCGACCAGGATTCTCTGGGTCGAGTAGGGCAGCGGTTAGCTCGTTCGCACCGAACGTCGTCTTGCCATAGCGACGACCGCACGCAAGAATCTTGAAGCGTGCATCTGAATCGTGAATGGCCTTCTGCTTCGCAGAGTGTGGCTTGTAGCCGAGCTTGTCGAAGATGTACTGCTTGCGTTCAAGATCGATCACTACAGCACCAACCTCATGATCTCATCCTCATCGACGCCCTTCTTCTTAGCGTTCTGAATCGCTCTACACGCAAAGTGCAGCTCGACAGAGGAAGAGGCGAGAAGTTCAGCATTACGCTTTGAGAAGCCTGAGCTACGCAACCACTGCAAGCGCCAGAGGTAGACCTTGTTCGGCTCGACTTCCTGACCGATCTCATTCTCTGTCAGTACCTTCGCCATATCAGTCTGCCTCCACTCGAAAGTATAGTGGCCCCTTCACAGGTGACTCCGATCCGTCTGTGTACTTGAGGTAGAGCTTGAAGTCGTCGCCCGCTGTATATCCTGCAAGAGTTGTGTCGATCTCACAGATAGCCTGCATCGGCCAGTCCGAATCGACAGTCCACGGAACATTTGTCTGTACAGCGGAGTTATCCGACTTCTTACGCACATCGAAGAACTTGTTCGTGACAGGTGCGAGAGTGCTGATGTTATTCAGCCGATCCCGGACTGCAACGATCAATGCTTCGATCGTACCCTTCTGTAAAACTTCCATCGACATCTATGCCCTCCAACTGAATCGTGTCGTCTTCATCAGTGCCCACCTTGCAAACATCTCAAGCACGTCCCATCGGATTACCCATCCGGCAGTTTCCCACCGGCCCAGGGGGACGGCGACTGCCCATCGTGTGGTATATCCAACGATGTCGAGTATGAAATCGACTTGGAGGAAGATTGCCCCCGGCTGCAAGTCGAGATAGACCTGTGCACTATCCGCATACTGGAACGATTCCGCCGAGAAAATCGAAAGTAGAAGTAGTACAGTTTGAGCGTCTACCGGAGCAAAAACCTCCACAGTGGTGACGGTGAGGTCTAGGTAGATGGAGGCGAGATCGTCGTGAACCGCAACACTTGTGCCAGAGGAGATGAGATCGAGATAGACAGATGCTGCGTCGACAAACTGCGCAATGTCGGTAGACGTGATGGTCAGAGCTAGCGGAACAATGTTCGCATCGACATACTGAGCCGTGTCCGTCTGGCTGCACTGGAGATCAAGGTAGACGGAATCGGCGTCGCTTCGCTCACGGATATCTGCACTCGCTACGGTAAGATCGAGGTATACCGTGTTGGAGTCGAGAAAATCGGCAGTGTCTGTTCCCGACGCAACCAGATCAACGAGGATGGTATCTGCGTCGTTCGTAGCACCAGACTGTGACTCGTTACCAGAGCATTGAATGTCCAGATATACGGATGCAGTGTCGGTGCCTGCGAATACATCTGCACTCGTGATTGTAATGACGACGTTGCCGGTAGCACTGTCAATTCCTGCGAAGACTTGTGTGTCGGAAGTCTGAAGATCGAGGTAGACGGTGGCTGCGTCAACGAAGTCTGCCGCTTCGACGGACGTGAGTGAGAGATCGAAGTAGATGCTGTCCGCATCGAATGTAGTGTGATCCTCGGTCGCAGAAGTAGAGAGATCGAGATAGACCGTGTCAGCATCCGATGCAGCCGTCGTCTGTATATCCGTACCTGATGCCTGAAGATCAACGTAGATCGAGTCGGCATCGTATGTAGTGTGCTCTTCTGTGGCGGTGACTTGCAGGTCGAAGTAGACTGAGTTTGCATCAACAGCCTGAAGGGTGTCCGTCGCGCTTGGCGTTAGAAGAACATAGACGGTTTGCGCATCAACATCTTGCGCGACATCCGTCGATGTGGTTGTGAGATCGACGTAGATCGTATCCGCATCGGTAGTAACTCGCTCAGTGAATTCAGTACCGGATGCCTGTAGGTCGAGATAGACGGAGGCAGACTCGACAGCCTCTTCGATGTCCGTACTCGACGGAGCCAGTAGGAGGCTAACTGTCGCGGTGTCAACGAACTGAGCGGTGTCGGTTGCGCTTGTGCTGATGTCGACATAGACGGAAGCACTGTCCACGAATTCAGCGAGTTCGCTGGATACCACGTTGAGGTCGACGTATATCGTGGCTGCGTCGAACAGCTCGTGAAGTTCAACTGAGTTGATTGAGAGTGTGAGTGGAACGGTGCCACTATCGACTCCTTGGAAGGTTTGTGTGTCGCTCGTCTGAAGGTCGAGGTAGATTTCAGCCGAGTCAAAGGTCGTATGCTCTTCTGTTGCACTCGTGCTGAGATCGAAGTAGACAGTCGCGCTATCCGTATAGGCTACGCCTGTGGCCGCTGGCGTCTGCAAGCACGATTCGGCAACTTCGAATACGGTTGCATCCCCGAGTGCGGCATAGCCTTGAACACGAATCTCCAGATCGGCATAGCTTGAGATGCTTGCTACGTCGCCGCTTGCAATGGCGAGGTTGTACGTGGTGAGGCTCGTGGTGAGATTGGCGGTCTCCAACACAGGCCCGATCGGAGTCGCACCATCCCAGAGCTGCGCACGGATCGTGCCGTAATCACCGGAGCTTGTCTTTCGCGCGCGGATGACAAGATAGTGACCCGTATCAACACCGGGATCGGTGCCTGAGCTAAGACTCAGCCGCGCCCACTGTGTCGACTTCGGCCCGACATCGACGCCGGACGGCGTGAGTGTCAGCGGTACGGTTGCAGACTCGACCCCCGCGAAGGCTTGTACGTCGCTCGTCGTGAGATCGAAGTAGACGGTCGCTACTTCCGCCTCTTCCTCGATCTCCGTACCGGATGCTTGCACATCGACATAGGCTGTAGCACTATCAACAGCATCGAATCCCTGCGTATCCGAGACTTGAATGTCTACATAGACCGTGGCGCTATCAACAGCCACGAACGCTTGCGCATCCGACGTTTGTAGATCGATCAGTACTTCGGCTGAATCGAGTATCTCTTTGAACTCGGTTCCACTCGCTTGCAGATCGACAAGGACGGTCGCTGTATCGGGAATCTCATGTAGTTCGGTAGCCGACACCGATAGTGCCATTGGAACGGTTACAGAGTCAACGCCTTCGAATACTTCCGTGCCCGACGCCTGTAGATCAACTAGTACGGTTGCACTATCGGTGGTAGCTCCGGCGGCAGCGGG